CGGGTTTATTTAATCGTGAGCCTGTTAGATTAAAGCGAAATTCATGTTTGTTTTGCAAACATTCGTTAAGCCAGGATCAAGAAATAAAGCTTCGGGGGGGTTGGGTTGTTTTGTATTATGATATTTTAATACGTATCTGGGAAGATATTTAGTGGGATGATAATGGAAGGTGGTCCTAGATAGAGTCCATACCGAATCTCGTCACCGCCAGCAACATAAATGTCGATGGCGGAATTTGAATCGCCGCTAGTGCCTTGGGAATTTCCAAGCCAGAAAAATAATGATCCATTAGATCCAAAGTCATTTCCAACGAGATAGTTTTCTCGAATGAATGCCTGTTGAATCATCTTGAATTTATACTGACTGACATAGGGAATCTCAAATTGCAAAACGTTATTAGGCGCAGTGGTCAATTGGCGTGGTGGTGATGTCATTGCATAGTTAACTATGGGCGCGGAATCGGTATATTGTCCATCATTGATGGTTGCTAGAATTGTTCGTTCTTGGGCTGTGGTAGCGGCCATGGTGGGATTAGATATTGCGTCTGGTGTATAGACGACATGTAGAACCTCAGATGGAAACTGTTCAATGGCTCGGGATGCTGGTGCGACGTTGTTGGAGTCTATGCTCACGCTAGATGCGGTGAACAAGACTTTAAAACGCCAAGATCCGCGTTGTCCGCGGAACATACATGCGTACCATGAAATAAGGCCAGAGTTACGATAATAGGAGCCACCAGCTGGAGCAGCAGTTGTATCCGGTACAGGTGTAAAGAGGCACCGGGATATGTCTACAGCTCTAACAGGGGATGTAGCAGTATTACCACGCATGTTCAGAAATCGTGTGTAGCGTTTTAGCAAATCAGAGATATTAGTGATTTGTTCGCCAGTTGGATAATCGGCAAGGCCGGGTGTACATGGAGCCAAATAATGGACTTTTGATTGGGCATTTGAAATATCATGTTGTGGTGAATATACACGGAAAGCGGTTGAAGGTTCCCATGGTACGACAGAAGCGTTGTTTTCGTTGTAAGAATGTAGTGCATAGTCGGGTCCACCACGTTTGAAGAGGTTGATATCAACAGAAGTTGATACACCGGATGGAGCTACTAAAGGATTAATGATGGTCATAGTCCAATAGCCGGTAGCGAATGTCAGTTGGTTAGATAATGGTTCAACACCATTAGGAACGCGCAACATAGGTGTTGGGGCTATATATGGGATATTAACAATATATTCGTGTTGGCGGTCTCCTAAATCGATGTATAAACCACTCTGGGATGTTAGGTCTTGAACAGAGGATAGATTTGGGGCTGTTATGCCGTAATGCATCCCTATAAAGAGTTTTCCAGTGTGATATTGAGAGGCAACGACTTCAATTTTCCATTCAATCGAACCATTCCAAAAGCTAGCTTTCAGAGAAAGGTAATCGAGTGTTGTTATCGGGTAAGGGACGTTAATAGCTCGAAATCCATTCAATGACTCAGGATTCGGACAAACGGGACGCGAAACAAAATCGCCACCAATGGGTTGAGACGTATTCCACTGGTAGCCGGAATCGTAATTCCAAAGGCTAAATAAGTGTTTAAGACTCATTTCATCAGTGTCGGTTGTGAATGTTTCGCGAGTGGCAGTTGTTAAAACGCCAGGTTGTAGTGCAAATCTCTCAAGATGAGTGATATTGGTAGAATTGCTCATATAACCAAAAGTCGAGTTCATTATGATTGGCGGTTCGAGACCGATGTTGGGTTTATCGAGTGAGGCACCATCTACTTTCGCAGATGCACCACGACCGATTTCATCAGCGGTAACGTTTTGCTGCATAGTGAGCGTGGCTACATGGTCAAATTTGTTCTTGTTGGTTGTGTATAAGGTGTTTCCTTGGGCATGCGAACGGTCGTGTTGCGCTTGATGGTTCTTCTTCATTAGCTGGCGAGCAGCAATAAAAGTGGTTCCAATAGGCGTTGGGACTTTAAATTCGTTGTCTTTGAATTCAACTGTGACAGAAACATTGACGGTGGTGGAACCGCCTGAACCTACAGCGAGTTGGTTAAAAACTTGGATGTACAATGTTCCCAAAAAATCAAGGGCTCCTATATCTCGCAGATTGAGAGCGCTACGTGGGTTTGCGAAAGGCATCACAATCTCACAAATAGCGTTGTTAGCGGGATCAAGGAACGCATGTGTTACGGATGTTTGGGCACATTTATTGATGGAATGCCAAGCATCGACAACACCGGCTGTTGTTAGAGGTACGAAAAATACAATCAATCGTCCAGAGTGGAACGCAGTTGCGTTAACTTGGACTTTCAAATGAACTGTTCCGCGCCAATAAGTGTAATCGTAAAACGGTTGATGGTTAACGGAGTCGGTTAGAAAGTCGATGGGTACGGTAAACCGTCCGATATTTGTGCCAGCGGCTTGGGATGTTAGCCATTGTTGGGTCACTACGTAAGCTGGTTTTTCAACCATCATATTTAGCGTCCACATGGCATCACGCAAGTGTTTATCTCCTTCAGTGTTATCATTATTGGCACCAGGTGTTCGGGCCATAATAGGTTCACTAGTTTGGGAAATATCCACTCCGTGTATAGTTTCAACGTTCATTTTCGGTGGGGAAATGTCGGCTTGGGCATCGGAATAATCGTGGGCAGGTGTGAAAGTTTTGAGAGTCAGTACGTCTTTCACAAACGTAGCTTCGAGTCCTCCACCACGGGCATGAATTAGAGTCGGTAGTTGATACGTGGCTCCAAAAGATTGATTGAAGTATTCATAAGTTGGTAAAGGGAAATTTTGGCCTAGTTGTTCACAGGCTTTCATTACGCGATCACGCATATCATTAAAATACTCCATGCCGTAGAAGAAGGCAAAGCGAAGACCACCTGAAACAGATTGTAAACATTGAGTCCAGGGGTCGTCTGACGTTCGGATCCAGTTAACTGATTCAGTTATGGTGTTTTTGTTCATGAGTGGGAAGTAAAAATTTCCGTGTTTCTTGAAACCTCTTTTAAGGAAGGTCCAGGAAAGGACGGGAGCATACTCCACATCTACAGACGATATTTTGTCTGGAGGTGTATAATCAAGACCAATAGCACCAAGAGCGGTAGAAACAGTTTTCATGTTGAAGAATTCGAGGGCAGTAGGTGTAACGGCAAAGATGTTATCATCGCCATATACAAAGAAACGTACATGAGAGCTAAAGAAACTTAAGTCCCGGAGATGTGCGGGAGCGAGTTTCAGCCAACAGTACGACATGTAGATAGCGTTACAGATGGAATTCATCGGAGTGGTAAGTGGATTGCCGGAAGGATTACCTGAGTGTTTAAAGAAGACTGTGCTCAGGCAGCACATTTGAGTATGGATATACTCACTGAATAAGACTTTCCTAACTTGGGAGTAAGAATCGTCATACCATGCGTTGATAATGTCACACACGGCATCGATAACTTCGGCGATAAGAGTACCGTCGTAGTTACCAAAATCTCCAGCGAATCCATGTTCAGATACTTCTAGGAGTCGATTGGTCATAGTAGTCCAGTCGAAAGATTCAGGGTCAATGCCAGCAGCACTAAAGAAACGGAGGGCGTTTCCGAAGAAAGCGGCATTGAAAGCCATGAAGTACTTACGACTTAGGAGCACCAAATCGGCAGGGGCATAGATGAATGTTCGGGTTTTACCGATTGCAACGTAATTAAGAGGTCGTCGTTCGTCTTTCAAGCATGTTATCCAAAGGGATTCGATGCGTTGATTGAGCAAAGCAAGTCGTTCTCGTTCGTTATAGCGTTCGATAAGAAGAGGATCTTTCATCATACGATTTTCAGGATCATCTGTAAACAGATAATACTTACCCTTCGTACGAGGGGGTTTGGTTAAGACATATGGATACCCAGGAGAGGTATCAAAGTTCAAGGAGTCGCAGTGTTTAACAGCAATTTTCCCATTAATTATCTCACGTTCTGTAGCAATGAAGCGTAGATCGTGAGAAAAAGTGGATAGGATAATGTGTTTAACATGTGCAACTGCAGTTTTGAGTAAATTAGGATCAAGCGGTGAAGCAGCGTTCCCAAATTTCTCATTACCGCGAACTATCATCGATGTCTTAATCACAAGGCGAGGGTCATTCGGATTAAGGATGGCAGTGTCGGATGTGTGTGGATAGACTAAATCGTGTAGAGGTGAAGGAACGATATCAGTCTTGGTAGGGGCACGCACTGAGAGTCTTGGTGGCAGGACTCCAACGTACGTAAAGTTACCGTCAGGGATGACAATAGCTTTTTCCATGTCTAATAAATTATGCATGACGCCCATACCTTGGGTGGCGTGGGCAATGGATGTAAAAGAGTCTAGTGCACGGTTAAGGGTTTCAAAAGTGATAATTTCGGATTGACCGAGATTCTTAGTGGCGGAACCGGCAACGTGGATGGCAACAATTTTATTAAGCATTTTAGGATTATGGGCTACAAGTAGTGAGCCGCACATCCCTGGTCTACTAGCGATGACATATTCCCAACCATTAAAAAGGGTGTAACCTTGATCATGGTTGAGAAGTTTGTAATCGACAGGTTTAATCAGGGGGCGGGCTTCTACTGCAAAGGTGAGAGGATATGGCTTGTCTGGAGCAGAATGAAGAGAGACAAGCTCAGCATCAAATCTTTGAAAGTAGTCTAAATCCTTGTCACGGACAAAGTGATCGGTGGAGTCACGAGCGGGTTGAATTCGGTTGGTAAACAAATAGATGCAAGCATCTTTCGGTTTTCCATCTATAGTCAAGAGGTTCTTGTAACGTGTGGGGTCGAAAATGTCTGGGTGTGATACTTCAGTTGGATGAGTTATAATCACGGTATATGTGGAATCTATCATAGATCCGTCGGGACGGAAGAAGAGATGCGATGGGGCGAGCACAGCGGTTCCTTTAACCATGAATCCATTAACTGACATTTCACAACCTTTGGGATCACGAACGGCAATGCGAACCATGTTTGGAACAAGGCGGCACTGCACAAGGGTGGTGGCAGAGGCATCGGATGATTCGGCAAGGGAGTCATTATACTGTTTAAAAGTGTTAGGCCAGGTGGTGAAATCTGACTGTTCAAAGTTTTCAACAGTGATTTTGGGATTTGTCTTTGGGCCTGTAATCTTTACTGATTCAGGCTTATTGCGAGAGCGTTTGGAGGCTCTCACGCGACGGTCATTAAATTCGTCAGTTTCGGCTACGGAATGCGAGTGAGCTTGATACATTTTGAGTGCAATCAAGGCAGGCAATCCAAAAGCCAAAGCTACGGCGGCAATACGAGCAGCTAATGCTATGCGGGGATGGGCTTCCAACCAGGATTTACTCCTAGTAAGGAGATCCGCAAAGGCATCAGTAAGCTCATGGTCAACGATCTTAGCAGAAGTGGTCAGGTCATGATAACGGTCTAGCAGAGTCGGCACTGGGTTAAAAATTACTTTGTTTTGATGATTGAGGTAAGGATATTGGATATCGCTACACCTCAAACATTTATCAAAATGGGTTTTAACACCATGCTTACAGGTAAAATCAGGACAAAATGAGGAGACAGGTCCTAATTCAGTTTGAAAGTCAGTATGAAATATGTCGGCAGGTGGTGGGCGTGGAGCTACAAATTGAGCACCGTCTTCTTTGGTGTAGACGATGCGACGTTCAACTTCAGCTTGGGCAACGGAAACATCGTGTTGTGTAACGACGTTTTTAGTTCTGAGTCTGTTAACAATGGCAGCTAACGGACCGGCACGATTGAGTAAAATTTGTTTTTGTTGTTCTCGGTGCTTATAAAAAGCATCGAGAATAACAACAAACAAATCCTCAACCTTGTCAAATGTGGCAATAGGCGTGGATACTTTAAGAGGATCTAAAACCTTAAACACAAGGTGGGACATGTCAGGTTTGAATGTATCAGGATTGGGTGTCTGGTCATCATTTTTACATTCCGGTCGAAGGACGGCTTCGATCAGAATATGTCTACGGCGGAGAAGAGCTTCGTTGGAACGCGACTCTTCATCTCTTGGATATAATGTATTGGAAGTAAGTATAAGAAGTTCAGATGTGAACTTAGTACCTTTCTTTCCAATAGATGGATCATCCAAGGTCGCCATAGGCAAAACAAGAGGGGCACAGGAAACCATTTCGAAAATGGGGGTGGCATCATCAATTGATCTATTCTGGTGAAAATCGTCTATATGGACAGCGAACTGGCCTATATACGCATCCCAGAATTTGTTCGCAGCGTTACGAACATAAAGTTTAGAATGGTCAGGGAGACCTTCGGGGCACAATAAATCTACAATAGTTGGAGCTAAAGTAGACTTACCGATCCCGGGGGCTCCGCCAATATAAACACAGAAAGGAGTCATACGGAGTGAGGTGTTGGCACGGGAGGCAATTAAAGCTTCAAACTTTTGTAGTTGAGTTACAGCTTGTAAAATAAGAATGTTAATTTTGCTTCCCTTATGGTCGGTCAGTGATTCGGCACAATCGGTCAAGAGATCTTGACCTTGTTGATAAAGGTTGTGGATATGATCTTGGAGTACTAAGTCGTAAAGTACTCTATCTGAATTCGTTTCAGAACATGCTTTCAAAACATCTTCGCGCCAAATGCGGAAGCGACCCCCCTCTACTAATTTAGAGTAGAAGAGGTCGCTAGGGCACATAGCGCAAATCCAGTTTTGAATACACGAAGGCATAAAAGATAGAATGTATTCAAGAAATTCAAAAATATTTCTAGTCGCAGGAACAAATGTGTTGAACCCGCGAGCAAATTCGGTGGCAGTTTTTAGAGTGGATTTGTCAGGAAGGCATCCAGCAATTGCTGTTCCTACTAAAGCGGTTAGTAGAGACAGAAACGAGTTTCCACCAGCATGGGCGGTGGAAACATCATGAGCAGTATTTTCGGAGCGAGTTTGGGGTGAAAAAGCAGCAATGGTGGATAAAAGGAATGGTTTTACGTAATCAAGGACGGACGTACACACAGCGAGTGGTACATCAAACAAACACAAAAGGCGAATAATGAGTTTACCGATAGCATATACTTTATTTGTAAAATGAGAGTATGTGCCATCGATTATATCTATAAGAATAGGTATGGCAGAAGAAACTTTGGAGATAATATTGGGACTATCTCCAAGCATAGTGGTAAGAGTAGTAGTTAGAGAGGATACAAGGGAGTGTAATTGGTCAGTAATACGGGTAGCAGAAGCAGCAAAGTCATTAACGGAATGAGAAGCATTAATGGCATCGTCAGCAAGTTTAGAAAATTTGTCATTGGTCTCAGAGAGATCAACAGCCAATTTTTCAACATGTTCGACGAGGGGGATAGTTCGATGAATGAGTTCAGACGTATCGTCAACAGCTTTGTCAACTTTACGTGCAGCATCGGCTGACATAAACATCTTCGTAAACGAAGATGCTTGGGCATCAGAACGATCATGGACGAGGGCACGAGCTTGGGTGATATCAAAATAAGTAAGAATGGTAGCACCACTAACAAATGAGGGGGCATCAAAAAGGGCGTTGTGGATAATAATGGGGAGGTTGTCACGTAATGGATAGGTAATATCGGTTAAACTAGTTAAGGGATAATGGAAATCAATAGCAGCAATAGTAATAGCAATAAGATAATCAACGGGGATGGGACCGTCGAGGCAATCAGGATTAACAGTAAAAGTGTCAAAAGCGAGGCGGGGAAAGGTGTCAGCGAATAAGTCAAGGATAATATTGACACCTTCTTTAGCATCGACATAAAGAGATTTATTGTCGAGAAATGCATAATCAGTAGGAGTAAGAGCAGCATGGGCGGAAAAAGTTTCAGGATGGTCATGAGAAATCAGTTCTTTAGCATCGGACATGTATTGGGTACACATGGCGAGCTTTATAAAATAATTTTCAGTTGTCAATGGAACAGGGGGGATAGATGAGATGAGTCTTTCAATTTTCGAAGCGAGGAGGAGAGAATCAACAGAATGAATAAGATTAAGGCGAAAATGATATTTATATAAGCGAGCATAAACAAATGGGTTTATAATATACTTATCGGCATCATCAATAACTTTTTGAAGGTTAGTGAGATGAGCGATATGGTCAAGAAATACAGCAGCAGTGGATGAAGGACAATTAAGCACAAGTTCAGCAGCAGCGAGAGTTGAATTGGCAAAGGTTCCAGGTATGGGGCGAATTCGGAGAACCATGTCAATATGTAGTTTGAGAAGAGCAGCACGATATAAGGCACGCTCGGAAGTAAACAAACTATCAGCAGGGTCAAGAGGTGGTTGGTTACGGACGAAGGTGGTTTTTCGTACGTTACGAGTGTAGGTACCAGGCAGGATATCAGTAATCACACTAAAATCGGGGATTCCGGAATAAGAGGTTATTTCGGAAGCACCAACTAGAATGTGAAAGGGTTTAGTTGTGGTGGGAATAGGATTAAACTCAAAGGAGAGGGCTTTGAGAGTCAAGGCATTGTGTAATGTAGAACAGTACGAAGTTTCAGAGTCGAGGAGAAGCTCGAGCTTTAAAACAACAGTACTATTAGTACAACGTTCAATCTCGACAGAACTAAAATCAGTTACAATGTAACCGATAAGAGCTCCGTCTTGATACTTCGGTGTAAATGAAGCATCACGGTAGATGGCAATATGGCTAATATTAAAATCGGTGGCAATGGCGTTTTCATAACGTTTTTCGAGAGAAGATTTCTTCCACGCATTATTGGACATGTTTTTTGTAACATGTCCAATTTCAGCGTAGAGAGGGTGAATCAAGTCAGCACAAAAGTCAGAAGGTGGTGGAACGCACGGGATGGTCGGGTCAATATATGGTTCAGCAGGACGAAAATAAAAGTCGTCACGAGCAGAAGGTGGTATAAGGGTGGTAATCGGTGGAAGAGTTGGAATAGTAGTAATCGGAACAGGAGTGTCTAGTAAAGATGGGTGGTCAACTGAGGGGACGCGGCGGTCAAGTAGAGCAGCGTAGGCTCTAATGCGGGCAGCGGCGGCAGAGTGGACGGCATCAGTGGTAGACGTCATTTTAGAATGATAACTAATAATTAATATGAAAATTATTAAAAACAAATAATTTTGTGAAATTATTGAAAACGGTACTTTTATTAAAGTATAAAAGGCTTTGAAAAATAAAC